CAACCACCATTCCTCGGATTCTACTGCCGAGGCTTTGGTCTGGAACATATGACACCGGTGCTTGACATCGGTTGGGAATGCCGCGAGGCCGGTCTGGCCGCACTGGTGTTCGGACCATGTGACAGTTGCCCATCCATTTTTCAGCTTGGCCTCTTGCAGCATCCAGTGCAATGGCTTTGCGTTGACCTTCCTGTGCCTTTCTAGCTGCTCTGCCGGCATGGACAGACGCTGCTCCACATTTACCGCTTTACTGCACTGATGGCAGAAAACGCGGTCATCTTCCAAGAATTTCTCTAATTGTGGATAACCTGTGGATAACTGTGTAATTTGTTGGACCATTGCTTTTCTCCAAAAAGGGTCAAAAGTAAACCGGTATGGACAAAGGAAATCTACCGCTTTACCGCTTTACTTTTCACTGTACCAAAACTGACCAGATTGGCCTGTGGATAAGTGGGTCTACGACCCCCACTTATACCAACAGACCTGCCATTATCTAAACCGGTATACCGGTTTACTACCGGTTTACTACCGGTTTACCGGTTTACTTTATTTGAACCCATCCAGAGCTTACCTGGTCCAATGCAAAGCGCTGAAAGATGGCGGCTCCGACTGCCCGTCTTGCATAGCTTTGGTCGGCCATTGGCACGGCCTGATAGATGTCAGCCCACTCCAGCTGGTGCATCGATGCCATCTCCTTTGGCACTGATGGCCGGCCACTGCCTCTGCGCATGATGACAGCGCCTTTGGCATTGATGATGGACTGGACAAAGTTGCAGGCAGCGTCAGCGGCATCTTGGACTTGCTGCTGTCTTTTGTCGTTCTGTCGGTCGTTGGCTGCCTGCCTTCGGTCTTCTTCCGAGGACATGGCTGGCACGACCAGGAGGACCATTTGCTCTTGGATATCGCCATCTTCATCAAGGACAGTGTCAGCAAAGACATCGGAGTTGAACTTGATTTCTCTAAAATTTGGCTGGTAGCGGGTTTTGACCAGGCGCATATAACGGGTCTTAGTCTCATCTTCAAACAGGACACCGGTCAGGGTTGCATCACCGGTGAATGCAGAGGCTCCACGGGCAGTGGCATCTGAGTCGGCCTTTGATATGGTCTTGTTGGTGTGTGTGATGATGCAGACTGGCGTGTCCAGTTGGATGTAGATGGTCTGCTTTAGAGCTGCAATGAAACTACCGACCTCTGAGTTGTCATTCTCATTATCAATATCCATTGTGGCGTTGGCAGTATCAAGAACTAATAATGGCCGGACATTATCTATTGTGTGGTGAATCACATTATGTGCAAGCATGAGTAAGTCTTTAACTTGGCTTCTCTTGGCATCGATAATGACGAACCAATTGGAGAGTTCATTGGCACTAATCCCATAATGCCGTGAATATCCAGTGAGTGTGCGCTCGACCTGGTCAGAGTCTTCAGTCACTATGATTGTTTTTCTTTTCTTGGTCGCAGTGAGCGCGCAATCTTTGGCCTGTAGTCCGGCCATGACCATGCATAAAGAGATGACTGCTGTGGTCTTGCCAATGCCAGGCTGACCGGCCAGCACCATAAAAGAATGCGCCCAGAAGCCTTTGACCATGTAGCGGATGGGTTTGATCTGACCAATAGATAAAGTTCGCTCTGGCCAGCCTTGTGGTGCGTCTTGGGCCACTGGCGCTTGGGCCTGACTGATCACAGCTGCAAAGTCTTGCACTGCTGTATTGCGCTCGGTCTGCTTGGTTGGCGGCTCATAGCCACAGTCCTTGGCGTGCTTGAAGAGTGTGCCAATGCCAACACCCTTGCCCTGGTGAAAGCTCTTCCAGTGGGTCTCTATGTCCTTGGTCCCTTGGAATTTGTTGCCGGCCATGGACCATGTCATCCATGGGCCGAGACCAGCTTCTCCGAATTCGGTGTGTAGCGCTTGGCCCAGTTCAATCCACTGGTCATAGTCACAGTCTGGGGAAATATGGTGCAAAGCCTTGACTGCACGATCAAGGTCGCTGTCATCCAGTCTTGAGCCTAATTGAGTAAAGTCAAATGATTGACTCGGTGGGGCTTGCTTTGGCTCTTGCAGCTGGTGCTGCTCAATGATGCCCCAGTCTTGGAGCAAAGCATAAAGGTCCACGGCCTCTTGGAATTCACCGACCAATTGATTGCCACTAAGTAGCACTGACTTGCCGGCACTGTTTGGCAGGCCGAATACTTCTAACTCTTGCCCACCGCCTAGTTTGTACTTAGGCAGCACCTGGTCAGATTCTTTGGTTGGTGAGACCCATAAGAAGACATGGCGGCCACGGCCTGAGACAGAGACCTCGGTCAGCATCTTGTTGGTTTTGACGTACTTGGCCATGCGCTGGATGGCCACGTTGGTTGGTCCTGATGCGTGCTTCATATCTACATCAAGGCAAACCAAATAGTTGCCTGATGCGCTGATGATGGGGCGCTGCTGCACTAGGCCGAGGTACTGGCCATGAGGGCATGACTCCATGGCCCAAATGTCTTCAGCGTTGTAAAGATCAGTCGGGTCAGTATCACGGGCCACACCTTGGCCAGATCGTTTATACGGGATTTTCTTTGAGCCTTGCAGGGCAAAGGTGCAGAAGACTGCATCTGGGGCGACAGCGCCAATCTTGCAGGCCACTGACTGGGACTGGCTGAATGTATCTGGCAGGGGTGTTTCAGTTAAGATGGTCACTGAAATTCCTTTAGTTAGGGGTTTCATTTGTTAGTTGCCATGAGAGTTGAACTTTTGACCTGGTAGCGTTTACGCGCTATCAGGTCTTTTCTTTTGGCAGGGATGTGAATTCTATTCTTTAAGTGTTTTTGGCTTTGAGCTTGGCTTCTGCCCATCGGACAAGTCCAACTTGTTCAAGTGGCAATCCTGCGTAGTCAATATCCGTCAGCCCAACCCATGTGCGCTGTGCTGGCTCATAGTCCAGCCCCAACTCTCTGGCGTTCTCTGCCATCTTGTCGAGGGCTTCATTGGCCAAGGCTTGTTTGATGGCGGTGATGGCGGGTTGTCTTGCTTCTATCCATGATGGCCCAGCATATTCCAATGTTTTCAATGCAAGGCGTAATGCTTCGTCTTTGTTCATTCTTTACTCCTTACCAAGCTGGCCGCAGCCACCTTCTCACCGACTAGGTTTTCGGATATCTCGATGCCAAGTTTTGAGACAGCACTGGGGCTTTTTAGTTCCCAGGCGATCAGCATATCTTTGAATGCTTCTTGGACCAGCGCCTCATCCTTCCAAAACTTTGTCTTGCGGCCAAGGCGCATGGTCCAGCCTTGGATTGACTTGCCACTGGTCAACTGCTCTTTGGCGGCAGCCTGCACAGCATCGGCCCATGCGGCCACTAGGGCTGCGTCATCGAGCATCTCAGGGGTAACAGTGGTGTCAGGCTTGAAATCGTTCCTAGCGGTCTCTTGGACCTTCTCACGCATACTGGGGCAGATGGTCTTGGCCTTGCAGTACCGGCAGGCATCAACGCTAGGGATTGTGGGTGCATCGCTTGTGAGCGCCAGCTCGGCTGCCGACTGCAAGCGCCTGCCGTGTAGCTCCAGACGCAGGCCAGACACTGTCCACTTGCTGTGGCCAACACGGGGCTGGTAGATGTGCATGGTGCATTCGATGGTGTTTGGCGCTTTAAGCTGACGCATCGCACCAAGTGCATAGGTCAGCAGCTGCTTGTTGTCCTCGGCCTCCACGGCCACACGGCCAGTCTTCAGATCAATGACATGAAGATGGTTGCCATCGACCAGGATGGCATCAGCTGTGCCGCCAAGCGCTGGGTGCAGGGACTGAAGACCCTCATCGAGGTTGACCTCAATCATTTTTTTGCGTGGGTTTTCGACCAGAGTGTTGACAAAGTTGGCATAGCCTTGGGCCATGGCCACATGGTCAGGATCAGTTCCGGCTGGTATTTCACCATTGCGCAGAATGATCTCAGAGAGTTCATGGATCGCTGTGCCAATGGCAGCGGCTTCACCGGCTGGCTCGTAAGGCATGAGGGATTCAAGCCGGTATGAGCCTGGGCAAGACATGAATCTGTCTGTGCGGGATGCTGAGAGTCGGGCGTGTTTTCGGGTTTCATGTTGCATGGTTTCTCCAGTTGGTTAAATAATTTGTGAAATGATTTTTTGCTTTTTTATCACGCGATCTAAGACAGTATGGTCCAGTGATGCGCGCACTGTCAGCAAATAGATCAATGGCTTGATGCCGTTTTTGTTGATGTTTTCGACTCGGCTGCTGGCCTGCTCCAAGGCACTGGTCTGCCAAGTTGGCTCGACAAAGACAATCGTGTCAGCAGTGGACAGATCGATGCCTTCGCCACATGAGCTGATATTGCCAATAAAGCACTTGGTCCGGCCAGACTGGAATGCGTCAATGTTCTTTTGGCGCTGAGCCTTGGGCGTGTCACCCACCACCATGACTGGCTTGTGTTCTTTCAACCCCTCGGTCAGCATGGCCACCACTTCCTTGTGGTGCGCGAAAACCACCACAGGCTCATCGGCCTGGAGCAAGTCATCGATAAATTCAATGGCCAGTGGGGCTTTCCTGATGCCAGCCTCGCGCATGATCTCTGACAAGCCCTCAAAGGCCAGCAAGGCATTGGGGTTTGCAATCAATGCGTCAGCATCAAAACTTTGCTCGCGTTTGTCCACTGCTAAGTCAAAGGTAATTAGGCTCACTTGTGGCTCTTTGTAGTCCATGAAGATGTCTTCTTTTTTGCGTCTGAGCATATGGGGCTTGACCAAGGCTTTGAGTTCTGGGATGTTGGATGCACCAGACACATCAAGGCCGCCCCATGGTGGACTCCATGCTTTTGCGTATCTGTAGACAAAGTCAAACCAGCCGCCTCTGTAGATGCCAAGGCCGTGCAGGATGGGCCACAGTTCTGCTGGGCGGTTTGGCACGATAGTCCCGCTGAGTGCAAAGACGTAGTCAATCTTTTTCATGGCCAGCATGGCCGCCTTGGTGCGTTTTGCTTTCGGGTTGGCCAGACGATGCGCTTCATCCAAAACCAGTGTGCTATATCTGTCAACGTGTGTTACACCATACTGCAAAACATCGTAGTTGATGATGGTGATATCTGCTGAATTTACCTCTGAAGCCTCACGTTTTCCATTGACCACATGGACCGAGACGTTGGGGGCCAGCCGAGCAAAGGCAGCCTCCCAGACTGTCTTGGCAATGGCAGGGCAAACGATCAGGGCTGGGAGGTTTTCTAGTGCAGCAGCTGCTGTGGGTAGCGTCTTACCAACACGGGGCTGGTCGGCCAGTATGGCCCTGCGCCTAGAGAGCAAGAAGAGCTTGGCTTCCTGCTGGTGGGGGAATAACTGCATTTCGGTTTCCTCGTTTTAACTTGCAGGCATCTTAACTGACATTTGTGCTAAAGTGCAATTTCTGCAAACGCAGAAAACGATAAATCGTTAAAACTTGTAAACCCTTAAAAGGAAAAAACCATGACAAAAGTCGTAACCGGTAAAGTTCGCTTCTCTTATTTCTCAGCACTGACTGCACGCAAGAATGAGATGAACGGCAAAGAAGAGTTCTCCACCCAGGTGCTGGTCCCAAAGACTGACCTTGAGACTGTGGCCCAGTTAAAGGCCGCAGCCAAAGAGGCATTGACAGCCAAGTTTGGAGACAAAATCCCAAAGACTGTGCGCAATCCCTTGCGTGATGGCGACACTGAGGTGAAATCTGATGGCTCGCCATTGAGCGCTGAATACGCTGGCCACTTCTTTTTCAACACCAAGTCAACGGCCAAGCCTGGTGCAGTAGATGCCCATGGCCACGACATTCTTGGATCACAAGATATTGTCTCTGGCGACTATGGCCGAGTTGCCGTGAATGCCTATGCGTATGACCAAGCCGGCAATAAAGGTGTCAGCTTTGGGTTGAACAACATCATGCTCTTGGAAAAGGGTGAGTCGCTTGGCGGTAGCAAACCCAGTGCGGCTGCTGACTTTGGCATCTCGCCAAAGAAAGCCAGCGCACCGGCTGCTGCCTCAATCGACAATGACTGGTGATTGGTCAATCAGTTTATTGAGCGCAATGTTCAATTGATTGACTGATGTCCACAATGGCTCCACAGTTCCAGACAGCCACCGGCTGACTTGGGACTGCTGGATGCCAGCGGCCTCGCACACCGCAGCCATGGTGATCTTGTGAGCCTTGGCCCTTGCCCTGATAGTGTGAATTGATTCCATGG